GAAACACGTAGTTCAACACGTAGTAAGTCAGGAAGATTACGAAGATAAGGCTAAAAAGCTTCGTGATAAAATCAAAGCTAAACAAGCAAAGCAAGCTCAAGTAGAAGCTATAGACGGGGTTATGGAAGTATAGATGGAACTGGAATACAAAGAACATCCAATACTTAAGCCTCCATCTGATGAGGAGCAACTTTGGATGATCGAAAATGACACTGAAGCTTACCTTCAAAGCATTCAGCTTCACAATGACCGCATTGAGGCTTCTATCATTGATCCTGTCTACCATAGCTTTGTGCTCCCACAGCAATTCAAGGTGCGTGAGATGCTATGGAAGGACGTTATAGATGAAGTATGGGTGCTAGGTGGCAACAGGTCGGGCAAGAGCCGTAGCGCAGCGTGGATGGTCATGCAAGCCCTATTAGAGAACCCGAACACTGAAATTATCTGTTGGGCGCAGAACGAAGATGCATCTGTAGAGCGCCAGCAGCCGTATCTATGGGAAATGATGCCCCAAGAGTTTAAGAAGAAGCAGAAGGACGATGTTGCGAAGATCAACTATTCAAAGGCTACTGGATTCACTGGCAACAAGTTCATTCTCCCCAATGGCTCTGTCTGCTATTTCAAATTCTACACACAGTTCCAGAACGATGACTCCGTAATTGAGGGTGCTAAGTTAGGTGCTCCAATCCGAGATTGTAAGTTCATTAACATCGGAACATGGTGCGATGAGTATCTTGGAGATGAAACATTGCTCAAACGCCTCCGTAGTCGTTGCGGTGACTTCGATGCTAAGATTCTCGTCACCTTTACTCCACTCCGTGGCTACACTCCCACCGTAGGAAGCATGTTGGACGGTGCTAAGACCGTCGAGGCGCTCCCTGCGTCATTGCTAGATGGAGAACTCATGCCTTACGTTCAAGAGCCTTCAGGACGTGATAACATGGCAATTGTCTACTACCATTCAGAGCGCAACCCATTCTCTAACTGGAAGCGTCTAGCTCGAAATCATGCCAATGCTTCTGTGGAGGAAATCAAAAAGGTTCTCTACGGCTATCCTACCAAGTCACTTACTGCAATGTTCAATACATTCGACCAAGTGGCGCATATTTATGATCCAGAAGAGGAGAATTACGATTTCGCTGACGGAACTTGGACAAACTATCAAGTGATTGATCCTGCGGGAAAGAAGTCATGGGCGTGCGCGTGGTTTGGCGTTAATCAAAAAGGAGATGTTCGGCAGTGGGCAGAGTGGCCTGATCGTAACACTTATGGGGAGTGGGCAGTAGAAGGCAAGGCGACCGTTCGTTCTGATGACTCTGTAACATGGAAGAAGGGTGTAGCGGCAGAAGATTGTGGAGGAATGTCACTATCTGCTCTAAAGATTGAGTGGACTAAGGTTGAGCATCGCATTCCCATATATGAACGCATCATTGACATTAGATTTGCCCACAGTCCGAAACAGACTGTGGATGACGGAGAGCGCACATTACAAGACGAGCTGTTCGATATGGGGATAAATACTGTTCCGAGTTTTGGGGCTACTGAAGACGTTGGCATCCCTAAGATTCAAGAATGGTTCTCGTATGATAATAAGCAACCCTTCCACAAGTTCACGAACTCTCCAAAATTTAGAATATCAAAAGACTGCGGGAATTCAATCTTCAGCGACATGAACTACTGCCAAAATGGGAAGAAGGACGAAGCATTGAAGGACTTCATTGATCTTCAGCGATACGCAGCAACGCACGAAGAGGGCTACGGGATAAGCTTTGTGGCACATGGTTCGGTAGGATTTAAACGAGACAACATGGGATACTAATTATGGAAATCGAAGACAAAAAAGAATACACATGCAAGGAAATCGGCTTATACTTAGATATGACCGCTATGCTCATTGGTCGAATCCGTAACGAATGTTGCGACAAATCTGACCTTTCTAAAGATGGTAAAAAAATTCTGAAAACTGGATTGCAGAAAATTTGCAACTTCCTAAAGCGAGAAATGAATTTGATTGAAGATGGAAAACCAGACATTGTCCGGGTACAGGTAATTAAGCAGCAATGCCCAAACCCTAGACATCTTTACGCTAAAGACTTAGAACGAAAGATGAAGTGTGCTGTAATGATTCCGGCTAAAGATAAAGCACGTTTAAACAAAATTGGAACTATTTTACAAGTAGAAAGAATTAGTCAAAACGCAAACTTTAAATATCTATGGACACGAAACACGAAGAAATTAGTTCACATGCAATAAGTCAAGCTACTGAATTATGGGCAATAGTTAGAATGTTTGAAGAAAACAAGGTGCATGTGCCTCCAGCAAGTTTAAGCTGGGATGAACTCAATGATTTAATTGGATTATCTGGCGAACTCAAACGAAAGATGCTGCAAAGGATTAGGGAGCGCCTGTCACGCGACGTGATACACTCTAAGAATAATGACTAATAACAAAGGAAAGAGGGACCAACCCGAGATTTATTTTGAAGAGGATTCCTTTGACTACTCAAAGTTTTTAGACGTATACAATAATGACAATACTGATTTAACTGCATATCGACAGAAGACTGCAAAGAATCGTGATCTTCGCAGAAACCGATGGCCTGGAAAGACAGATAACTTAAAAAAGTCTTCTGGCACTGCATTTCCATATAAAGGCTCATCCGATACGGAAGTCTATACTATAGACAAGGCTATTCAGAATCATGTTGCGATGTGTATGAATGCCTTGCGCCGATCTAAGATCATGGCGTATCCAAGAGAAGCCTCGGACGTTGAACGCAGCGGCGAGGTTTCATCATTTTTACGCTATATGCGTGATGGTGGCATTAAAAATTTCTATCGCGAGATGGAGCTTGCCGCCTCCTATGGTGCTGAGAAGGGCATTATGGTGACATATACTGGATGGGAAGAAAAGAAGCGTCCAGTTCTAAAGCGGTATGATTTAGATCAGCTACTAGAGTCACTCCCAGAGCTTGAACCGACAATGGCGCAGAGTGCTCAAGAGTTCATTGAGATGCTATCTGACGAGGATCGGGTAGACGAGATTTTAGAAGTATTCAATTCGGTTGACGGATGGGATATTAACGAGAAGCGCGTCAAGAAAGCACTTCGACAGCTCAGGAAGGAAGGAGTAGCAGACATTCCTTTCATTTCCTCAGATGGTGGCTCTTTCGATGTTCAGACCAAAGCACCCGACTCTGACGTGATTCTTCCAGTTTTTACCATGAACCCACAGGACGCGCCTCGCATTCACATGCGTATGCTGATGACTGGACAGGATGTTCAAGCTGCTGCTAGTTCCGATGAATGGGATCAAGAGTGGGCTGACTACATGGTTCTCAATCACACTGGCATGAGTGCTAGTAAGTTCCAAAACCCGAATCACTCGACAAACTGGAATGTAGGTGCTGGTCGTAGCAGTAGTCCCATCTATACGTCAGCTGGAGAGGCTAGAGACTTTATTGAGGTAGTCTATACCTACGAGCGACTAATTGACAAGGAGGACGGCGCAGAGGGCATCTACCTTACTATTTGGTCGCCAGATTCAAAGGGTGCTAATGAAGGTGTTCCAGACTACGCTAAGCGTACATTGCTGAGTGGTCGCAAGACATTCCCATTCGTCATCACGCCTCTGACATACGAGGCTAAGACACTTTACGATTCGGTAACATTCCCAGAACTACTCAAGGCAGCACAGAAGACCAAGAAGGTGCTTCGTGACGGTTATATTGACGAGCAGCAATGGTCTGTGTCGCCTATGATGTGGGGAGGGCCTGGAGTTGATCTTTCGCAAGTAGGGCCTGGGGCTAGAGGTAATGGCCCTACTAACCGCAAGCCCGAGTTTATCATTAAGGATTCTAAGTTTACCCCGAATATTAACCTAGATAAAGTAATTACAGACGAGTCTAGTGAACATATTGGCCAAAACCCAGAAAACCCATTAAGCCAGCAGCGCAACCAGCATGAGATTAATAAGTTTTTGTATCACGCTCAAAGTGTTTTAGCCTCTGAGTATGAAGTGTACAAGCTAGAAGGGCCAGAGAAGTTATTCTTCCGCGTCACTGGAACTCGCGATGGGACTGAGTTTATCAAGGACGAAGAAGAAACTGAGATGGACATTCAAGTGAGTTTCAATACTCTACATGACGATCCAGACTGGCTGAAGAATACAAATGATGTGCTCAACTCGCTCAATGATCCATCTGGCCTAATTGACTCAGACAAGAAAAACCTTTGGATTATGAGTGGCATTGACCCTATGCTTGCAGAATCGGTGACATCGCCATCTGAGCAAGGTTCGGCTAAGATCATCGCGGAGACTACCGACGACATCACTAAGATGCAAGCTGGAATCGCAATGGGCGCACCGCAGAATGCACCGCAAGCACGCATGAAGATTGTAGCTGATTACGCACAGTCTCCATCTGGTCAAGCTAAGGTGTCTCAAGACATAGTGTTCCAAGAGCTATTACAGGAATACATGAAGCAGTTGCAATTCCAGATCGACCAAAGCCAAAACGCGGAGATTGGCCGCTTAGGAACAGCACCAGCAGCAATGAACTCAACAGTAACCCAAGGCACAAATGGAGCAGCATAAAGTAAAATCTAAAGATTGGAACGATGTTCTACGATACTTCGCGGAGAACCAAGAGTTAGGTGCTGCATTTTACAATCATTTTGAGTCTAGGCGCGATGAACTAATTGCAATTCAATGGACTCGGACAGACCCAAATTTTGATAAAAAATGTCATCATGCAGCGCAATTTATTCAAGTTGAAATTTTAGATGATTCCGGTCTAAAGCATCTTACGCGCAAATAATGGTCACACTGTATGCTATAGTATTTTAAACGGTAAACACCTTTCCCGTAAATAGGTAGATTATGACAGATACAGATACAGCGGATACCCCTGAAGCCGCAGAACAAATACAGGCGGTAACAATAGATGCACCGATGACAATTGAGGAGGCTCAAAAACAAGTTGAGGCTCGTCAAGCAAAGAATCGAGGCGAAACACCAGAAGCGGAAGTAACTGAACCAAAGGCAGAAGTCGAAGAGGAAGTTGAAGAAGTGGAGGAAATAGCCGAAGAGGAGGAATCGGAAGCAGATGAAGGAGTTCTTTCAAAGTTTGATTTAGAATCTCTCGATGACGATCAACGCGCAGAATTAGCTATTGAACTTGGTTCTGGAGCTGGTAAGGCAATCGGTAAACAAAGAAAGGAAATTCGCGAACTCAAAGCTAAGCTAGAATCAGCGGAAAAAGCCAAGGAAGCAGCTATTCAGCTTGCTCCGAGTGCTGACCTTCCATTTCCGGAATTACGGACAGTCAAAGCAGTTGAAACGAAGATCGAGCAAATTGACGAAATGCTCACCGAATGGGGTGATCGTATGACATTTGAGCAGACGGAAAAGTATGACGAAGCATCTGGAAAGGACGTAAAAGGCGTTGAAAAAGATGGTCAGTTTTACCCACTTAAGCAGCTTAAAGAATGGCGCGACAACCACCGCAAGGCCCTAAAAGGGCTACGCTCCCAAAAGGCAAGTGTTCGTAAACTTGAAAAGTTATTCGACGATGAAGACGTAAAGATTGAGACTAACAAGGCCACTCTTGGCATTGTAGAAGGAAGTAAAGCTTCTGAAAAGTACGAGTCCTATCTAAGCGACCCTCAGTTTGAGATTCTGAAATTTCAACAACCAGAACTAGCAGCAAAGCTAATTGATGTGTATGCACACGCAGCACTACAGGAAAGCGGAGATTCTAAGAACAAGCCAGCAAAACGTACTGCGCCAAAATCGAAGAATAGCAATAGCATTCCAAAGGGCGGTATAGGGAGACCATCAAATCAAGCTCAAATATCTGTATTACATAAAACTGCCCATGACGGGAATTTAGACATAGCGGTGCGACGAAAAGCCGCAGCCGACTTAAGAAAACTTAAATCACAATTACGATAATATAATATAATATAATGGCTTATTTAGATACAGCAACAGATGCTCAACCTTCCGGGTTGACCACAAATCGCGAAGAACTTGTTCTTGATGCAATGCTTCATACAGCAACTACTGCACCATACAAGGGTTCGCTACCTACCATTGCTTCAAGCAATGACCAACCACGGGTATTTATGGATGACTTGGCAGCAGTTTCTGCCGCTGGTCACATTGAAGGAAACGACACAGACGGTGGAGGCGATCAATTCACCAACGTAGGTGATTACAGGGGTCAGTCTCAACGCTGGGTTCAAACTGGTAGTGTTACCGATGAGCAGGGTTCTAAAGACTCTGCTGTAGGTGCAGACCTTGAAGGCACTAAGCAAAAGCTGCTTAAACAGTGCATGAGAAACATTGAGCATACGCTTGTTTCTGATCAAGATAAAATTGCTAATGTCCCTAATACCACAGCTGGTATTACTGAAGGGCTTGGCAACTTTACTGATCCTACAAACACTAATTTTGCAGCAGATTATCGTTGCAAAACTGATAGTGTGTTTACTGGCGCTCTTTCTACTTTGGACGATGCCGCTCTTGATGCGCTCATTGCTTCAATCTATAAAGAGGGTGGCGAGTATGAAAATCTTACGCTTCTTGCTTGGCCTAAACTTCGATCTGCTATTGTTTTCAACACCACACGAAATGCTGGCACTGGTAGCCGAATAGATTACAACGTGCAAGGCGTAGGAACAATCCCATACAACGTGGAACTTATGGACACTGCTTATGGCAAGATGAACATGATTAACTCCAATCCTCAGACTGGAACAGAAGGCTTTGGTCTTGGTTACATCTATGATCCTAAGTATTTACACTTGCACGTCCAATGGGGCGAGCGTGCTTCTACTTATGAAAATCGTGGTGGTGGAACTCCAGTCGCAGTTGACTACTTTGCTGCTCACACTTGCCAAGGAGCAAATCGTCTCGGTAAGATTATTCCAGTAAGCGCTTAACCTTAACATTTGGGAGTCTCGCGTCCTATTCGTGGGACTCCCATTTTTTTTATTCATATGCAAGGAAGTAAAATATTAAAAATGTTAAACCTACCACTTGAGGCTCGTACTAAGCTACTCAAGGAACTTATGGCAAACAATCCAAAAGCATGGAAGCACTTTTACAAAAACTAC